GCCCGACGAGGGGTATACCATGTTGTTGTGAAGTGGGGGCCCACCAGGAGTGTCGCCACTCTTGGGTTGTTTTCCACTTCACCTGCTCGCTCGTCTATGTGAGCTCAGTATCAATGATAGCCTGGCAAAACTCTCTGACTTCGGGACCGTCCAGAAGTGAGAACACCGGAGCGCCAGTTATCAAAGACATCATTTTGCTCGTGAGTTGTTCAGTTATGTGGTAACGCCGACTAAAGGCTTGGACCTGAGAGGCGTGCGGTCTCAGGTCAAGGGTCGCCTTCGCCCAGTGGTGAGCTGGGTGATATGCAGCTTCAAAGGCACGTGCGGCTTTACCCGTCAGCACCTTATCCGTGCACTCTTTCATGACCGTCATCATTTGTTTAAGGACTGGTGTTTGATCCGCTCCTTGCAAGGAGAGAGCTACCGAACGCGCGTGCATCCGACAGAAGTCTTCCCTCTTTGGGATATCTGCAACACTCCACACGCATTTCGCTGCTTTCATGGTGGGTGCTGCCACAACTTCAAGGATTTCCCCATCTATCGTCACAGGCTCTACGGGTGAAAACCACATAGAGCAGTAATCCAACTCAGACAGATGTTCGGCCACACCGAACTTAATCGTGAAGCCAAGCTCTTTAAAAAGTTGCTGAATATCAGACTTGCAAGGGTGTTGTTTTGCTGCAGTGACATTGTCGTCCCCCAAAATCATCATAGCGAAATCCGTGCCCAACCGCAAGCCCAGTTTTTCGTAGACGTAAGAGGTCATAATGCCATTGAGGAGAGAGTTATGTAGACAAGTTTGGGGCACTCCCGTTGCCATTGCCCCATCCTCCCGCGTGAACCTTAGTCCATCAGCGGTGGATCCACGGCATCGCCGGTGCAAGTGACACATAATCCAGTCAACGAGTTTCGGGATTCCCCACTTTTTGTAAATGGTGCGAATCGTTGAATAGGATTGTTCTGAATGGTGTCTGTCAAACTTGCTTTGATCCATTCGCGCAAACGACCAGCCGCGCCTATTATACTCTGATACCCAGAGCCCCAACTCTTCTCGAGAGGCTCCAGATGTGAAGAATATCGGCCAGTGTCGAGTCCAGAGATTGTGGGCCAATTCGTGTTGACATGGTACAACGAAGGGTCCAAGCGCAACTCTGACGTGTGGAGACACTGCCATGATGAGGCGGGGGTTGGTATCTTTTGAGTCCCAAA